TTGTCCCTTACGGAGTTTCTCTACGAGGTAGAAGGAGTCATCACCGCTGACCATCGAATCTGCGGCAATTTCTCCCGTAGACGCTCTGGCAGCGATGGTGGTCATTTAACGACTAGGCTTAGCAGTAGGACAATTATGCAACCAGCAGAGCCGATTAGGATTTGCTCTAGGCGCTTAAGTCTAGCGTTTATCCCAAGATAGCGTTCAGCACAGACGGCTTCGTGGGTGTCAAGTTGGCCTTTGACCTCTACGATTGTAGCCATTATGCAGGCCATCCTTGGTTGCTAACCACCGTAATCAAAGCTTCTACATTTGTGCAAGCCGCAATCGCCGACTCTAGCCTGTCGCACTCAGCAACGATAGCGGCTCTCTTTGTAGCCACTGCAGCAGGTACATCGATGTTCCTCTCAGCCTTCCTGACAATCATCCAGTCAGTCTGTGCCAACATAGAGCCAGCAGTGTCCTTGACCTGTGCAGTCCATTGGCTCTTGAGTCCCTTGGTTACTAGACGCTCTGCTGAGTCAACCATTGCAGGCTCACCATTGACTGTGCCCAAGACTTTGACGTACATGGGGTTGCCATCTTGGTCTACTTCTTCTCTGTCGTTTAGCAACTTAGGCAATGTCGGAGACCAATAGAACCTCTGGTCATACTGCTCTGGGTCTGCTACCTCTACCACGCCTAATTGCTCACGCAGGGCTGGCTCCCGTAAATGGGGGTATCTTACACCGCCAATAATTTGTTCAGAGTCGATTGAGATTGCTACGTTATTGAGTAAAAACATGATTACCTCGCAAGAGAATACTTAAAGGGGAACTCGGCAAAGGCGGCGTAGATAAAAGTTGATCCATTACCATTAACCCCGCCCCACAATTTTCTTAATTTAAAACCATTAGACACATAATCAATAAACGGATATTGACTTGTGTTATCTGCCCCAGAGGTATTTGCAATCAATATAGTTCCCATTGCATTGTATGTATCCCTAGCAGTATCAACAATAAACCAACCTTCATCAGCGGCGCTCGACAGTTTAATCATTACCCACCTCGGCCTAAAACCTGTGTAAATAAAAGGCCCATCCGTAGAACCATTGCCGACATAAGACCCAAAGGCAGAATAGCCAGCCACGGCTGCGAAGGCATACATAACATAAGTGTAAGGAGCGGATGTTGTACCGCCTAGACTAACAACAGATGATGTTGGAGTTGTATTGTTCCAATAGTTTGCACTTGCACCTGTAGCCGCACCTGCTGTATTTAACAAAATTGCTTTTGTATTGCCAATACTTGCATGGTAGCAGTACCAGTTTTCAACTTCAGTTCTAAACTTTACAATCACAAAACTAGGAGCAACACCCAACCCATGACCCACCGTAGCCGCAGACCCTGTACCCGTATAAGTAACAATCGAGAACCCGCTAGTAGTGCTTGCGCTGACTGTGCTGGTAATAGTGCCAGCCGTGTTTGTTACAGCGGTAGCGTTAGATGCTCGCCATTGCCAGCCGACAAATGTTCTTCCTGAAGCATTGGTATCATTATCTGTTCCAACAGAGAACCCATTTGAATTAAATGCGGTCAAAGTTTGAGCAACAGTTGATTCTGCCGCTGTTGAATTTGAAACTATATATTTTCCTACGCCACGAACCGCATCAAATAAAAAATTGTCGTTTGCTTGTGACCTTGTTTTAGTCCATACAAAGTCAGGTTGCATAGAACCACTATTAGTAATACTTTGTGCAACTCCTGTTCCTGTCCAAAGACTTACATCAAAGTAATCATTCGCCTGTGTCGTGCTAGTTGCACCGATAGTCGGCGTAGGCAGATTCTGTGTGCAGAGTGCTTTGAAGCCAGAGGGGGCGGTGTAGGCAAAGGCTCTTTGACCGAAGTTCCAAACTGCGCTGTCATCTGAATCGTTTTCTTCTCCAATATAAACCTCACCGCTTACATTGGTAAAGGCGGCATTAGTTCCAGATGCCGGTACCCCACTATTGAACCAAGTTCCATTTTTTCCAAACCATACTTTTCCGTTGGCAGTATCAACCGCAAGCATCCCAATATCGTTTGCACTAAATCCAGTTCCGTAAGAAGTTGACGAACCGTTATTCTTTTTGTTGCCACTTGAAGTAAGTAACACCCAATCATTTGCGCTATCGCCAAAAGTTCTGCCTGCCGTATTTGCAACTGTGCTATTTGAAGTAATGCCTATTGTTGGGCCAGTTGACCCTAACGCAGTAACTGTAAACTCTGCATAAATTGGCACAGATGTGGGTATACGCATTGTTGACGTAATCCCCGCGTAAACCGAGCCGTTACCATTTCCAATATTAAGATTCCCGTTTGAAATAGCACCAGATGCAAACCCAAAAGCATTTAATGGGTTCATTGTGCAGTAATTCCCACGCACCTCACCACCAACACCAGTATCAGTTCCGTAGGATGTGGGCGAATCTACTAAGGAGTCATTGCCTACGCCAGCGGTTACAGAGAAGTTATTAGGTGTCCAGTTGTTACCGTTGCCTGAACTGTCCTTGCCTAGCGTTGTGCTAGTAGTGCCTGAGTTGTCTGCAAATTTGAGGTAGAACCCGTTAGTACCGTATGTGCCAGAGTAGGCTTTAGGCTTCCATACACCTGTGTTGGAGTCTGTTTCACCGAATGAGGATGGCGTTAGGGCTTGACCGTCAATGAAGTAGGTTTCGGTTTGGTATGCGTCTAAAAATAAACGTAAGTTTGAACCCTCAGTACCTATTGAGTGCTGAACCGCAGTATTAAATTTTCCATCTAAATTTTGAGTTGGATATGTTGCCGTAGTAAGTGCGGTGACTAAAGAGCCATTTATATAAATTTTGTTTCTATTTGACGATGTTGCTTGTGTAGTATCCAACACGCACATAATATGATACCAAGCAGACGGGTCACGCAGAACCTGTGTTGTTCTGAGTTCATATCGGTAAGAACTGCTTAAATAGTCATACCAATATATTTGGTCAGATTCTATTTCAATAGCAGCAACATCAGTACTAGATGTATAAACACCAAAAAACATTTGCCTACTTAATTTTGCCCGTTTAACCCAGAACGAATAAGTCCACGTTCTACGATTACTAGCACTCGCAGGCGTTCTACTCAGATACGCACTATCCGCAGAGTTAAACCGCAGACTGCGCTCTATCTGATAGCCGCCCCCCGCAGAGGTATGGGCATTACCTTGAATTATGCTCATGCTAACGCGCCTGTCGCAGATATGTAAACATTGGTTCCGTTAGAGAAGTAACTTACCCAGTATGTCCCCGTAGCCGATAGCGCGGTCAGGACACCCGTCCCAACCTTGGTGTTGGTGTGCGCGGAAACTGTGTAATTACTTCCGTTTACTAGCAATATATTACCCGATTGTCCGCTAGTTATGTTAGTAAATGTAAGCGTAATCGTTCCCGTAGGCGTGCAGGTAAAGTTGTTTCCTGCGGTCATGTCAAAGCTGCCGTCGTTGTCCGTTACCAGGCTTCCCTTGGCTGCGCCTGAGAAGGTAGACCCACCAGAGATAACCTGCGTCCCTGAGAAGGTGTTTGTCCCGCTAGAGTTGATGTTCCCAGAGATAATCGCAGACCCGGAAATCGTATTCGTACCCGACAGGATATTGCCGCCGGAGAACGTGTTTGTAGTCCCAGAGGAGTTGATGTTTCCGGAAATGATGTTGGAGCCCGACAAGGTGTTCGTAGAGGACAGAATAGTGCCTCCAGAAGCCGTCAGAATCCCCGTCACGGTCATGGTGTTAGCCGACCCACCCCCAGATATGAACATCCCGCCAGCGACCGTCAGAGGGTCACCAGATGAGCCTGTCTGGAACTCCTTTAGGTGAACCATCAGCTCACGGATAGCATTGTTTATCCCAGAAGGCGCACAGCCCTCGTCGATGTTAATGCTTTCTATGTCTGTGTTAGCAGAGTTGGTCGTTGAGTATTCTGAAATCTTGGTCTTAGGCATTTCTTACTCCATTTGTGTGGATAATAAACCGCGCATTGTGGTGGCAGGTACGTTTACCATTGGTGAGGGTTGTTGTTGTCCGCTTAGAATTTGGTCAATAATCCTCTGCACAGAGCCAATTCGCATCTGTTCTGCGCCAAGCCTTGCCCCAAATGTGCCAGCACCAACCGCCGCGCCTAGTGTTGGGTCAAGAGCAAACAAACCGCCGGTAGCGGCTCCAGGTATTACCCCTGTCGGGGCGAATCGACCAACGAATTTCAAGGCGTTTTGTAGACCGCTTCCTGCTGCCGCTTCGCGGATAGAGTCTTGCTCGCTTTTTGTGAAAGTACGCATAACGTCTTTATTGCGAGAAATTTTCTTTAACTCGTTGTACAGGTAATTTTCCATACCAGACTGAGAAAACTGACCTTTAGATACGGGGGCGTTGTCCAAGATTTCTTGGAAGACCTCAGATTTGCGGTCTTTTTGGAATAATTGTCTGGCCTGACCCCAAGCACCTAACGCCTTTTTGTCTCCGGCAATAATCTGTGACTCTGGTACGTTTTCAATGTATTGGTCAAACCTGTCTCGAATAATCTTCATCATTCGGTAGGCTTCTCCGTCGCTTGGGCTTGCAGAAGCCGTAATTTGCTTGCGGATAGCCTGTAATTCAACAATGTCTTTGGGCTGCGTGTTGCTTGTTAGGTCACCAATTAGGCTGGTAATACCTTGCAGTTTAGGATTTGTTGGCGAATATCCTTCTGCCCGCAAGTCTTTCAACACATCACTACCCATTGTTGCCCTAAATCCAGCGTCATCAATTTTTACACCAGACGTATTTAGAACTTTATACTTATCGGCAACTTGTGCCTGAATGTCTGCGCGGGTCGGGCCACCTTCTCCGCGAATACGGGGGCGAATACCTGATGCCGCACCAGCACCAGTACCGGCTGCGAGCGCAAGTAATGGGCTGCCCGTGGCTTCTCCAACAAACTGTGTACCTGCGGCAATAGGAGCAGAGGTAATAATTTGGGTCAGGGGTGCGCGAGATATTTCAGTTCCGATTGCGGCAACAGATGGCGCGGCTGCTTGTCTTGCCGCCAACCCACCTGCTACCCCACCAACAGCCCCAGTTAACGACTCTGCCGCACCAGCAGCCATGCGCTCACCGCGAGTTTCTGGTTTTACGCCACCAACGCCAAATTTTTCCAAAGCGGCTCTAATGGACTCTGACGGCATCGTAACCCTGCTATCGGGGAACAGTTCGTTATATGCGCTCACAAGTGCGTCTGCCGCAGGAACGGATAAACCGCCAACAACCGCTCCGATTCCAGCACCTACCGGCCCACCAACCGCGCCTATCGTTGCACCTGCCGTTGTTCCTAGTGCCGCCGGAGCCGCACCACGACCAACAACGCCAGCCATTCGGGTTGCTGTTTCTCCCATAGTTGGCTGTGGGGCAAGAAAGTTAAGTATCTCTGACGGGTCATATCCAGATTCCATTGCCTGACCAATCCTAGCGTCTTGTTGGTTTAGGAAACCGATAATGTCCGCGTCGGAGTAACCAGCTCTCCTTGCGGTATTAACTTGATTTCTAAAATCTGGTGTCATTGCGGAGGAGTCCCAAAAATGTTAGAAAGCGGCGGTCTTTTTGCCTTAGATTCTTGCGTCTGAACCGGCGAAAACTGAAAACTTCCCCTGCCGTAAGTGCGCTCGTAGGCGTTAAGGACGTTTGTTTCGGTTTCTTCTAATGACTTTAGAAGTCTCTCTAATTCTGTTCTTGCGGCTTTTGCTGTCTGAAACTGTTGCAGATTTGCCTTGGAACGCTCTAATTTATCACCCTCTTTTTCGGTAGCGTTTCCAACACCAGCGCCGGTCTTAGAGGCATTACGCAAGGCGGTAATAGCCTCAATAAACAGGTTTCCACCAAGACGCTCTAATTTTCCACGAACATCTGCCGCAGGAGAGCCAGGTATTTTTGATAGAGTCTCGCCGCCAAGACCAAACGCATCGTTTAGCCCTGGGCTTGCCAAAATATCAGAAATGAGGCTTCTCATGGCGCGGTTTGTGTTGACCACATACTCAACTGACGACTGTGTTATTGGGCGGGCTAGTATCAATTCTCGCTTTTGTTTTGGAGCAATACCAGAACTCTCTACTAAAGGAACCTCATTGTCGCCCATCGTTTTGCTTACCAATGTCATTGGAACCTGCACAAGCTGAGAACTTGCAACCGGAATACGGGAGGGTTCTGTTGGCTCTGCTGCGCTAACCGGCTTAGGAGTAACAGCGGGAACAGTTGGTGCAATTGGGGTAATTGTTGTTGGGGCAATCATCTCAGAGCGCCCTCGTGGAACAGCAATTCCTTGCCCAGACTCATCCGAAAACTTTTTGGCTTCAATTCTCAAAGATGTCAATTTTTCATCGTTTGGAGCGTTTTGAAATTGCAATACTTCTGCTTTTTCATTTGGCTTCAACTCTGAAAAACCTCTCCCGCCAAACTTTAGGTCAATAAACGCTTGTGTGGGGGAATCAAAATCAATTGGTTTTGTTGTAGTAAAACCTGGTACGTCAAGCATCCGCAATTGCTCAGTTGTTGGAACAGGAACTCCGCTCGGCGTTGCGCCACCCGCCTGTGCAGATGGGGGTCTTAAAACTGACGCTGGAATTAAAACAAACCTTTCTGCGCCAGAAGCATCTTTTACTTTTTCTAGTCTTGGTGCATTAGCACTTGCTAATGCCTGTCTTACCTGTATACCCTTTAGCGCGTCTGTTATGGTCTTGTCCATTGCACTTTCGTAGCCGCCTATTCCAGACAGTAAAACTTGACCAGCACCTTGCAAGTTTCCTACTGGACGCGCCTGTGGGCCAGACAAAGCTGCCGCCTGTGCAATTGCTGTAAGAAACCCTTTTCCAAGCGCTTTTTCTCTTGCTGTCTCTGCTTTAATGCCAAGAAGTCCAAGTATTTCGTCATTCATAAGTTACCCCAACAATGATGTGATGTCTGCCCGACGAGGTCTTTGGGCTAGAAGATTTAAGTATTGAGAGTAGTCAACAGAACCCTGTGGCATCTGATTGCTGCCCATCATATTTGGGACTTGTGCTGTTGGTTGCCCAAACATATTTTTAATCGTATTTGCGGCGCGTAAAGTGTCCATAGCCTGTTTTATGCCAATTCCACCCTGTTGCGCTCCAATAACATTTGTTCCGAGAACGGCTGGGTTGTTAATGAACGAACCTGCTGCGCCAAGCATAGGAACTGCTCCTGCGGCGGTCACGCCTCCGGCAGACAATAGCCCACCACCGGCGGCTTCTGTAACCAATCCTGTTCCACCACCCATAGACGCTAAAGACGGGACTGTTGGCGCTACTAATCCTTCTCCAACTGCGCCAGCCGTTAAACCAGTCCCTAGTGATGCTCCACCACCTGTTGCGCCCGTGGCTGCTGCTGCTTCTGCCGTTCCTGCAGTTGCTCCAGCAGTACCAGCACCTGCGGCTCCAGCGTTGGCTAAGTAAGCCCCGCCAGCTAACGCGCCGACGGTATACCAACCGCCAGGTATTTCCTCATTTACGAAATCGTCAGCTTCTCTACCAACTTTTTTGATTGGGTCAATAACTTCGTCTTGAATAAAATCGCCTACACCACCCATTTATATCTCCATTCTCCAGACATTAGGCTGGAAACCGTATTTTTGTGCCACCTTGTTCCAACCTTTTCGGTCTGTTTGAAAGCTGATGTGCTTGCAATTAGTTGCCTTAGCGTAGTTGACTAGGTGCATCACACCTTCGTCTAGGTTGCCTTCGGAATATACCGCCCACACAAATATGCCGTTCTCGTGCGGCTTTCCTACAAAGAATCCATGCAAATCTTCGTTCACCATCCCCATAACGCAGACCGCCTTCTTGTAGAGGATTGCCGCGTAAACATCTTCTGGAATCCACTTTGCGCTTGGAGTCTTGCGTAATACTTCTGTTAGCCCGTATTCAATTTCGGGCCAGTAGTGTCTTAATTCTTCGGGTTGTAGTACCCGTGGTGTCATCAGAATCCTAGTAACCCGCCAAGACCAGCACCGGCTAAACCGTACCCGCTTGGGTTTGCTAAGTAACTTCCAAACGAACCTAGCGTGTTTTGGCCGCCCCCTAAGAAGTAACCTAAACCTTGACCGCCAAGGTATCCCAATCCCGCCCCTGCTATACCGCCCATAAGCCGGTTCTCGGGTAGCTGAGTAATCTGCTGCCCCTCACGCGCAAGCGGTGTCCCGTAGACAGAGGAGAGGTAGGACATAAGCGATTGAATTGGTTGTTGTTGTCCGAACTGGAACCTAGCCATCTGCTCTTGTAGGGGCTGGGCGGCAATTGCTTCCCGCGCTGCACCAACCTGTGCGAGGGTTTGGCTTGGCAAGAACTGCTGTTGGTAGATAGACGGTGCAAGTTGCGCTAGTGCCGCTTGTCCCATCTGAGCCTGTTGTTGCAATCCGCGCTCACGGGCATAGTCCTGCCCCACGATGTTGGCAGAAACGTCGCCTAAAGCCCTTCCGTAGGCTTCCGTAGCCCCGCCAAGGGCACGCTCCATCGCGCCTGACCCGTAGCGACCAGCGCGTGAGTAGAGGCTAGAAATGCCTGGTAATACCTGCTCACCGAACTGTTGGGTAAGGGGGCGGGTAGCGGCTTGGAGCATCGCTTGTTGGTAGGGGTTTCCTTGCAAGAACCCACCTGCGGCGGTCTGACCAATCTGCCCCAATGAGGCTTGGTAGGCTTGCTGTGCTGCTTGTAGAGATGGGGATTGGGCGCGGGCTAGAGCCTCTTGTTGGGCGATAGCCTCTGTCGTAGCCTCGGACGGTGAGACATAGGTCTGACCCGGAAAGAACGTGGGCTGTGGCCCTGTCAGGAATAACTCTCTGGCGCGTTCTAATCCCTGTGTAAGAAACGGTCTTAGCGCGGGGTCAATTTGCGAGGTTGTGACTTGTTCTGCCATATATCACCTATTGTAAAGATTATCCAACCAAAATGTAAGCATAAGTCTTGTCTGCCGTAGCGTTGGCATAGTGGCTTATGGTTGCCTGTCCCTGCTGTTGGGCAGAGACGTAAATGTTTGAGTAAGCCGACGGTGCTACATACTGCATGGTAGCGATAACCGATGGGGTTGCCGGTGTATCTGGGCTAGTCCTAGTCGGCAACTGCTGAATACTGACTGTGGTGTCATCCGTTGCCCACATAATTTCCATGTAGTCATTGGCGTTTAGTTCTATAAAGTAATTTAACGCCGCAATAATGTGTCCGTCTACACCGCCGTGGCTGTTTGGGACTGAATATCGACTGTTAGAAGCGGCGATATTCGTCCCGTTCTTGCGAAACCATATATCAATGTCGTGAATCTGGCTGTCGGTATTGACAAACTGCGTACTGAATTGCAGGTTATAAATCCCGTAGTTCCTTACATTCATTCGGGAACTGTTAGATAAATACACACCGTTTGAGTAATCCGTGGTGTTAAGCGTCATGGCATACGCCGTGGTCGTATTAGCAGCCACCTGGTCGGTAGAGTCCTGAAATGCACCGTATGGCGCAGAGTCCGCTTCTGCCGCGTTTGAGAACGGGATTAGGATAATTTTTGTATCTACGGAAATACGCTCGTCTATCAGGGTGGTCGTCGTAGCATTACCCGTGGCAAGCGTAATCGTCCCCGTATTATTGGACTTGCCGTTCATCAGGTTGTTGACAACCTCGGAAATCTGCCGTGGGTCTCCACCTTGGTACGGTAGAACACGAAACATTATCTAGTCCCTGCTTGTTGAATCTCTACATCCATGCCGATAGCTGTCGTCCAATCGCCCGACGGCTGGAGTTTTACCCTGTGGTATCTGCCGTAAGACCTAGTTCCTATGCGGTTCTCGCTGTTGGCTGCGGAAACCGTAGGAAAGGACACGGTTTGGTTCAGTTGTAGCCTAGAAGCCACAGAAGCACTACCCGTCCCGTTGTCTACGATTGGTTTTAGCATGGTAACCATCGACTGATTTGCGTCTGCGGAAATATCTGCCGTTTCAATTGTGGCTGTCTTTGGAACGCCCGTAAACGTAATGAGTTTTGAGCCGTTAATCCCAAGAAGTAGCAGTTTCCCGCCTAGCCATGTCCTGCTGTCTAGCGGTATATCCAAGGCATCAAGGCTTGCGCTAAAAGCGTCCAATCCCTCTAGGGTTATGGATGGCGTAGATACTGGAGCCACGCGGGTTGCCGTTGAGTCTGAGTACGACCACTTGCCCGTAGGAACGTGGTAGACCAAAACCCTGTAATTTGTGTCAATTGTCGGGTATCCCCAAACCACCAAGTTGTTGATTGGGTCAATGGCGGCGCTCATATTGCCTAAATCTGACTCTTTTAGCGTGTTAAAGAAGTACCTATTGACTTTCTCCGCTCCTATGTTCTTTAGGTTCTGCCCGTCGCAAGCATAGAACCCGTCGTCTCCCAAGAAGTAGGTGATTCCCTGCCATTGGATGACCGAGTTTGGCTCAAAGCACCCACGGTTCCTAGCAATGTTGTCAAACTGGAATATCAACGGTGTTCCAACGTAGGACATCCGCACGATACTGCGCTCTAGCAGGACTAGCCCGAACTCGCCACCCGTGACACCCTGCACAAAACCGCCGTCAGGAATGTCCTGAAAGTCAGCCTGTGTTGTGGCAGAGGTAGTCCACGTTTTCTCGTTGTTAATTCCAGACCATTGGATACGGCTTTTGTTGTCCGACTGATAGCCAGACACCACAAAGTCCCGCACCACGGTCACGAACTTGGCCTTGGGAGCGTCTACCGCTAGGTTTGCAAAGGTAGTCCCAGACATAACGTCGATGTACTGCATGGTATTAGACTCGTTAGCCGCAATCAGGGAGTTACCGAACTGCGTAAACTTCCACCCGCTTGTCCCGCTATAAGTTGCGGCAGAAATGTCGTCCCAAGTGAAGTCATTGGTATCTAACTTGAACAACCGAGTCGTACCAGCGGCGTAGATACTTGTAATACTGTTGGTGTCCTTGGCGGCAGCGGCAGCCGTCAGGTTTTGAGGGGCGGCAGAAGAGTAATCTACTTCCTCTGGGAACGGGCCATAGCCCACCGCCTTTGGAAAACAGTTTTTAGCCGTGGTCAGCGCACCGATAACCCCTGGCTGGTCAGGTAGCCACTCTCCAAAGGTAACTCTTGTTATTGCCATGTGTTACTTCCCGAAGATTGTTGTGTCCAAACGTCGCTTTGTGCGGGTATT